CTAGAGCTACCCCCCTAGGTAGCGCTGGTTACGATAACGCTAGAGAAAACATAGATCCACAGATTAAAACTAAAACAGTTTCTACTAGTCAAGGTACTATTCAACAAGTCCCAGTAAATAACAATGACATAGTAAATAAAAAATATGTAGATGATAATAATTACTGGGATGCATCTGGAACAAATATATATAAAACTAATACTGGAAATGTGGGAATCGGGACGACGAATCCAGGAGCATTATTAGAGGTTTCAACTTCAACAGCAGGAGAAGGTGCTATAATTGGAAATGTGGAAACGGGGAACTGGGGATTAGGTTCAACTTATACAGCAGGAGAAGGTGCTATAATTGGAAATGTGGAAACGGGGAACTGGGGATTAGGTTCAACTTATGCAGTATGGAAACATAAAGATGTCTCTAATTCAGGATATGCCCTTGTTCAAGATAGTAATGGAAATACTTTTTTTGGGACTGCTAGAAAGATGGCTTTTAATGTTGCGGGTATGACTAGATGGGCAGTTTCTCCTAGTGGAGGATTTGCTTTTGGACTAGATTATGATAGTCTTGAACCTGGAGCGAATAATATGATTATTCAAGGGAATGTAGGAATAGGAACAACCTCCCCTGATGAAAAACTACATGTTAATGGTAGAATTATAGAAGATGGTACTTTCGCAAATATTTATGTAGATGATGGTTCAACTGCTCAAAGTATACCAACTGGCACAACTTATACAAAATTAACAGGCTTTGCAACAAATGGTCAATCATCTAACTGTACAACTAATGTTGCAAATGATAAAATTACAATAACAAAAACCGGTAAATATATGGTAAATTATTCTATGAATGGTAGTAGTGGAAGCTCAAACATAACATTTAAAACAGCAGCATTCTTAAATGGCTCTGAACAAGAACAAATTCACAGTCATAGAAAATATGCTGCTTCCGGTGACAAGGGTTCAGAGTCAGGTTGTGGAATCATAAATGTAACAACTGCAAACTGGGATTTAGATTTAAGAACAAGACACGATTCAGGTAGTTCAGTAAACTACACACCAACATACATGAGTTTAAATGTATATTATTTAGGCGAATAAAAAAGAAAATGAAATCCGAAACAGTAAAAATTATGACTTTCAATGGCAGAGTTACCACTCTAACTATTTCTAAAACCTATGCTAAAACAATATGCGGAAAGGACAAGTTTGGTAACTCTGTTATTATTCCTACCGCAGAAATAAAAAGCATGTTACCTATAAAGAGGGACGCTTTATGAAAAACCAAACACAACTAAGCGTTACAACTTTTAGTAGGGGTGTATTCCAAACCATGGAAAAAATAAAGAACTACTTGGTGTCCACTGAAAATGGAGCTACACCAAAGATGATCGCCTCTAATACGAGGCTAAACGTAAATACAATTAAATCAATTTTACCAAAAATGCAAAATATCAAAAGAGTCACTAGAGGTTGGTACATAATTGAGTTAGGGGGGGACACCCCCCTAAACCAACCACTCCTCTCATGGACGTTTCACAATCTCGTGATGACAGTTCAACTACCAAAAACCCCCCCCTTAACCCGCTCTTTTAGCTTTGGTTTGATAGACTGCGATCTCACTATTTCAAAATCTTATAATGCTACATTTCGGGTTAGTTGTGACTATCCTTTGAATGTAAGCAGTATTTGTATGGTATTTGCTTTCTTAGCGCAGCTCCTCCAGCAAATAACTTCAACTACAATAACTCCTAAAGAAACTATTATTAATACTATTGAGTTTAATAAAGACTACTCCCATTTACGTTTAGAAGGAATAAAAGCTATAACATTAGACAACTTACTAACTCACTTCAAGATTTACCAAAAAGAGTTAACTTTACGGAAAGAACATAAGACTAAACACCGGTTTAACACTGAAAATATCATTGACATGCTAACTCAGAACCCTAACGATCTAGAATTGGCTCATAGATTAGAAGCACAACAAAAACAACTAACTAAACTTGTAGGTATAACTACTACTAATTACCAACTTGTAACTAAATTAATTGAACGGTTAAACAAATGAAACCAAACAAACACATGACAAAACAAGAAATAATGGCCTATGCATACTGGGAACGTGGCCAACTCCCTCCTTCCGATCCATTAACATATGAATCTGAATGGCAAAAACTAAAGAAACAAATAAAATGGAAAGATACAAAACAATAGAGAAAGCTAACTTAATTGACGCTGGCTACAAATATATGATCATGTACGGTGGCTCAGAACTATGGGCTAACAACGAACATGGTTTATTGCTTGACAAACTAAAAGAAAACGATGAAGTGTATGAAATACGCTTCAAATATCAACGAGGTAAAGAAACATGAAATGTGAAAAATGCAACGAAGAAATAACACAAGACAACTTTTGGCACCATCAACATGACACTTATGATGGTGATAACTAATGACATGCGCACACAACAAAATAAAGATCATATACGATGATCCTAACAACAACGGAATGGACACTTACATATGTGAAGACTGCGGTGAACACATATGAGTATAGAGAAACTAGAACGTGTACTATGGCGTGTACGTAAGAACAACAAAGGGTGCGAACATATACTAAACTCTTCCCTACGTAGAGCTATTATGGTTGAATGTGGCATACACAACAACACCTACAAATCAAACAGAAAGGCCTTACAGCACTTAGGTTGGATTAAAGGTTATGACAAACACCACATCATACTAACTGGAAATGACTTAACGGGTGATTACTAAATAGATAAGGTATAACAAACACTAACTAAATCCACCCCACGATCAAAAACTACGAACAACGACGCACTAGCCCCCACTTATAACGATAAGCAATACACTTGAATTATAATAGCGTGTATTGCCGACCTATCCACAACAGAACAATAAGGAATGGGAGGCTTACGCTCTTACTCCCATCACCAATAACAACTATTGGCAACCTTATTAACCTGTTGATAAAGGACGGTGGGGGCATATAGTCCACTGCGGTGGATTAAATCGAACACCTTATATAAAGAAACTATCCTATATTACCGGGCTCCACTGCGTTCCGCCCCCTGGTCGCTTCGCTCCCAAGCTTAGTATGTTATGTATAGCGAATGTGGATTGATAGGGTGGGTGTGTAAGGGCAGGGGTCAAGAGATTTTTTACCAAAATATAAACAAAACGAGGAAACAAGAAAATGGAAAACGAATTTGAATTAATGGACTGGCAAGACATAGAACGAGTAAGTGAACAACAGATAAGAGAAGGCTCTAAACAAATGGCCATCGCTAAATACTTATTAATGTGGTCTCAGGTAAACATAAAAAAATTAGGTGGCAAAACCAACGAACAATTTGAAAAAGAAACAAAAGAACTCAGGTTAAAGAATGCAAAAGACCAACGAAAACAACAACTTTAAATGGGATAAATGGCAGCAGGCTGCCATAGATTATCCCGGGTCAATCACAATCAGATGTGGTAGGCAGGTAGGGAAATCAACGACTGTAGGGCGTAGAAGGGCTACCCAAATGCTTAAATATCCTGGGAGTATATCTTTAATCATTGCCCCAGCACAGAGGCAAAGCTCTCAACTATTTATAAAGGTGATGTCTTGGCTAGAGGTTGAACACCAAAGAGTGATCTCTGCTGCTGGTGGTTTTACTCCAGATCCCAAACTTTCAATGAAACGGAATGAAGAAAACCGCCGTTTCTTTGAACATAAACATGGTATATTCAAGGAACAACCAACAAAAACTACTGTCATGTTAAAGAATGGCAGTATATGTTACTCATTACCCGCAGGAAAGACTGGAGTTTACTTACGAAACTACGCGCTTGACTTCTTAGACATTGACGAAGCGGCATATGTTCCCATGGCTGTATATAACGCTTTAAAACCAATGTTAGCGGTAAGCCAGAAAACTAGAGGTTTAGGTTGGGAAACGTTTTTAAGCACACCGTTTGGTAAAGGAGGCTTTTTTTATGACTCACACCATAATAAAGATTACAAACAATTCCATGTTAGTAGTGAGGACTGTAAAAGGATCGGTAAAGATTTCTTACGTAAAGAGAAGTTAAGACTAACTAAAGCGGAATACCGCCAGGAATATTTAGGCGAGTTCACAGATGAATGGAACCAGTTTTTCCCTACAAAGTTAATCAAGGAATGCATGACCTTCATAGACTGGTCCATGGGAGAAGATTACAATAACTTTGCAAGATACTATTTAGGCGTGGACATAGCAAGGTATGGTGGTGACGAGAACGCTTTTGTAGTTTGTGAGATGTTAAATAATAAATTAAAGATAGTAAAATGTTTCACGACTGACCGAGTAAGTACAACTGATACCATAGGAAGAATTATTGAACAGGATAAAATCTTTAAGTTTAGGAAGATCTTTATAGACGATTCGGGTGTGGGTGGTTCAGTCACAGACGTTTTAATAGATAAATTAGGCAGAAAAGTAATGGGTTTAAACAATGCAAGCAAAAGAATAGAAGTACAAGGAGAAGAAAAGAAACGTGGAATCTTGAAAGAAGATTTATACTCAAATTTATTAATGTTAATGGAAACAAGTAGAATTGAGATGATCAGTGATTTAAGTTTAATGAGAAGTTTAAAGAGTATAACATATGAATATGGCCAGAACGCTAATGCAAGAAACGTTAAGATCTTTGGGACATATTCACATTTAACTGAAGCTTTAGTGAGAGCTGCCTGGTGTATTAAGGAAAAAGGCTTAAATATTTACATATATTAAAAACAAAACTTTTAGTTGTGTCAAAAACATGCACAACAACGGAAAGTTTATATATATGCTTCCCTAAAATAATAATAACATGGCAGATACAGGTATTTTCGCAACAACAGCAGAAGTAGAACGAAAAGCTGGAGATGGTGCAAGTGCAACATCTAAAGCAGAAGCTTATGTAAATGATTACATGACACAGGTAGAAAGTGAGATCAACACCTTTTGCCGTTACAATTTCTCTGACAATTATGCAACTTTAAATCTAGATACTAAAAACATACTAAAAGCTGTAGCAAGTAATTTAGCAGCTATTTATGTGATCCAATATGATATGAGCGGTTATACCACTAGAACAGAAGCCGAAGACATGGTAAACATATTAAGGGACGCAGCATTAAGAGGTATGAGTATCTTACGAGATAAAAAGGCGCAAGAATTCATACTAACATCATAAAATGGCATACATGGATCATGATTACAAGAACTACCCAGAACTAACAAACACTCAACTAAACGAATTCCAATTCACAAGCCCTCACGTACAAATCACAGAAGATTTTAAAGCGACTGTGGTAAAGGTACATGATGGTGACACTATCACATTAAGAACAGACTTTAGAGACTTCGACTTCCCGTTAAGGTTTTTAGAGATAGACGCTCCGGAGTTAAACGAAGGAGGCAAGGAGGCAACAGAATGGTTAAAGTCAAGATTACTGGGGAAAGAAGTTACAATAGAAATCAATTCCTTAAACAGGGTGGGAAAATACGGCAGACTACTTGGGATCGTATTCTTAGATGGTTTAAATGTTGGTGAAGAAATGCAACATTTAACATTAGTAAAAGAATTCGGAAAAAAGAAAGAATCAGAAATAGAACCAATAGGAAAGATGATAAAAGAGGCAAGCATAGCATGAAAAAACTAATAAAAGCAATAGCATACGGTAGTTGTTTAACTGGTTTATTTATCATGACCTTGACTTTCATAATGGCATATTTAAATAATAATGAGATCAATGTATTAATAAATGCTTATCATGAAGCAAACTTAGAACTTTTAATCTTAATCATATGTTGGTTTTGTGTGATCTTACAGATCATGGAAGTGAAAAGAAATGGCTAATTTATTTGAACGTGGGGGATTACAACAAGACACAGGTTTACTGAAACAAAGATGGGCTCAACAAGGTAGTACTTTAGTTAATATACAATCTAATAAAGGTAATGTGAGTGCGACTTTATATACTGTTACTGCTGGTAAAACTTTATATATAAATGCTATCACAATTGTAAATGATGATGATGATGGTATAGGTCGGTTTAAATTACAAGATGGTGCAGGTGGAACTAATAAACATATCCAAAGCATGAGTAATATTTTCGGTGACACTATTCAATTAACTTTCCCAACTCCACTAGAGTTTGAAACAGATATATATTTTGATAGTACTGTGACCAATACAGATGTAAATTTAACCATAATTGGGTGGGAAGAATGAGAATACTAGAAATCACAGAAGAAGGAGAATTCATGCGAATAATAACGGATCATGCTTTACGTCATGAATTTGTTTACAAGAAAGATAAATTCAAAGATCAGAACCAATTAGAAAAAGAAATAGCTAAAAGTATAGAGCATGACATGAGAAGACAAAATCAATCAAATGTAAAATTCTATAAGATAAAAAAACATTATAATCAAGGACAAGGTAATAAATAAAATGGTAGATACTAACATAGACTCAGCAGAAGCCTCAGATTTAACAAACACTATAGTAGATTACAGCGTAGACTCTCAAAGCACTGACGCAGCAGGCGACCAACCAGAAACCACTTGGCAGATGACTGAATGGGACATAAATTTAGGTTACTATAAAGAGATCCCGGAACTCCAGACAGCTATTGACGCTAAAGCAAACTGGACAATAGGTGCTGGTTTCACAAGTGACGAAATAACCGAAATGGTTTTAGGCACTATCAAAGGCAACGGAAAAGATTCATTTAACACGATCATGACCAATCTAATAAGAACATATACTATTGGAGGGGACTCTTACGCAGAGATTATTAGAGGAGAGGGAAATGTAATAGTGAATTTAAAACCTCTAGACCCTTCTAGCATGGTCATTGTCCAAAATGCAAAAGGTCAAGTGATAAGATACGAACAAGTAAGCAAAGTTAAAGGAAATTCAAATAAGAAATACCGACCTGATCAAATATTACATTTATCAAGAAAAAGAGTAGCAGATGAAATACACGGAATTTCAGTAGTCCCTAGCGTAAAATGGATAATTTTAGCAAGGAACGAAGCCATGAGCGATTACAAAAGAGTACTCCATAGAAATATTGATCCTTTATGGATCTTCCATTTAGACACAGACGATGAAACACAAATAGCAGCATTCAAAAGAAAACAAGACACAGCTAGAGCTAACGGTGAAAACATGTACGTTCCTAAAGGTGTAGTTGTTCCCGAGCTCCAGGCAGTTGCAGCAAATGCAATGCTTAATCCTATTACCTGGATTAATCAACTAAATGATTACTTCTTTCAAGCGGTTAATGTTCCGCAGATCATTATAGGAAACGCTAAAGAATTTACAGACGCAAGCGGTAAAATTGTTTACTTAGCTTTTGAACAAAGCGTAAAAGGTGAACAATTATACATAGAAGAACAAATACTAAACCAGTTAAATTTAGAAATACAATTAACATTCCCTGCAAGTTTACAACAAGACGTTATAAGTGACGACAGTAAACAAGGAGATTTACAAGCAACACAACCAAATGATACAACAGCAGAACTAGAAGGTAATACATAATGGACGCAATAACAGCAATAAGTACAGTAGGATTTCCGATCGTAGCATTTTTATTAATGTTTTACCAAACCACATGCACGATCCAAGATAACACTAAAGCAATAAGAGAACTAATAGTCCTCATGAAGGGGAGACGATAAAAATGGGAGCACTAGGTAACTTTTACAAAAGACAAAAGAAGAAACCAACAACTTCAACTAAACCTCGTAATGTTAGATCTTCCGCTAAACGAGCTTCAAATAATGCAAGAAGTGCAGCAAGAACAACAACAACTACACCCACTCCAACATTTACAGGTTTACCACAATCACAAAAACCAATAAATATTCCTAACCCGGCAACACAAAGCACAAGTTTACAACAAGATAACAGACCGTTATTAACTCCAGCAGTTCCAGGGGAAACAGGAATAAAACCAGATGACCCAAGAGGAACAATAGGAGGAAGATTTTTAAGAGGCGCAAGTTTAGAAAAACCCAAAGGTGGTGTGGTAAGTGACCCAGGAAACACAGACCCAATTTATGCAGCAGGGCTTTTATCTAACGTGTTACCTATTAGCACAGCAATAGAGGGAGTAAGTAAAGGAACTTCCTTAGTAGCAAAACTTGCAAAAGTAGGAACTAAAGGAAAAATATCCACAGCTTTTGCAGAAGTAAGCAATTTATATTCAACTAACACAAAATCAATAGCACAAACAGCAAACTGGCTACAAAGATTAAGCCCGCAATTAACTAAACCTAAATTAGTAGCTGGCGTAGTAGCTGGCGTAGCAACCGCTGGAGTAATAAGTAGTATTGGCTCATATCCTTTTGCTGGTTTCTTAAAAGAAGAAGCCTTACAAACCTTAGGTTTTGCTATGAAAACCGCAGAAGCTAATAATGACTTTGAAGGTACAGCATTAGCAATACAAGAACAAGAAGAAATATTAGATCCTAATTTATGGAATCAAATACTAAACAATATCCCATATGTAAACGTGTTAAACTCACTAACAGGATTTTATAAATCTGCAAGGATAAAACTAGAAATAGATAAAACTAGTATAGCGATCCAACAAGAAAAAATAGCAACAGGCCAAACAGAAGACGAAATAATCCAAGGAAGAATACAAGCTGGCATTGACAGAAGGGCACAAGAACAAATAGAAGATGACGCAAGAATAGATAAAAGGATCGCAGAAGCAGCACAACGAGAAATTGATAGAAATAAAAGAACAGATGAAAGAACAATAGCAAACAATAAATTATTTGACGAACGAGGAAAAGCCCAAGCCCAAGCGAAAATAGACGCACAAAATAAAGCCTGGGAAGAACAAGACAAGAGATACGCAAAAATAGCAGAAGAAGCAGCAGAAAGACGGGAAGCGGAAAGACTAGCCGAAGCAGAATTCTGGCTAGCTTACGCAGAAGAACAAGAAAAGAAAAGACAAGAAAGTGCCCCAAGTAAATTAAACTTTGGGATAGTTTAGGAGGAAAAAGAAAATGAAAGAATTAAACGAATATACGAACGTAGAACTAATAGATGAACTTAAAAGAAGAACAGTAGGATTTGAAATGCAAAAAACATTAGTCCCAGAACAAACAACACCAAGAGAAATCCCTAAAGTAAAAAAGGAAATGTTCCCAGCAGTATGCTCACTTTGTGGCAAAGCGTGCCAAGTCCCTTTTGAACCAAAAGAAGGTTACGGTATAAAATGTATAGAATGTTATAAATATTCTAACAATAGCAAATAAAATGGAAGAAGAAAAACCAATCATAAAAGAAGAACCTAAAGAGGAAGATTTAATCTCCCAAGCAGAAAAGACAGCCGAAAGATTAGAAAATGCTAACTCTCGCTTAAACTATTTACTTGATCGACAAGAAAGATTAAAAGTACGTGACACTTTAGGTGGAACTACAGAAGCCGGAAAACAAGAAAAGACGAAAGAAGAACTAGAAAAGGAAGCAGCACAGAAATACGTACAAGGAACTGGTTACGAAGATATATTCCAATAAATATATATACTAGTTTACAAATAAATAAAAGTAAGGTGAACTTTAATGGCAAATGAAATAATTGTAACAGACCTATTGGGTAATGGCGGAGACCCGATAGAATTTACTTGCGCCGACGCAACAGGCATAGCAAAAGGAGCAATAATGGAACTATTAGACCTTAGAACGGTACAACTTAACTCCGCAGCAGACAAACCAGTAGTAGGAATTGCAGCACATGAAAAAGTAGCAAATGACGGAGCAACAACTATCTCAGTCTTAACCAATTTTATAGGTAAAGCAGTAACAAAAGCTGGTGGAAGTGCAACAAAAGGAGATAGTGTAAGCGCAGTAACAACTGACAACACAGTAGATTTATCCTCTACGTTAGATGTTGAAAAAGGTTGGGCTTTAGGTTACGCTTTAGAAGATGGTGGAGCTAGTGAATCAATTTTAATAAGGGTGAGAAAATAAATGGCAGACACAACCGGAGAAGCAGACTTAAGAGCAGAAACAATATCAAAAGTAGTTAAAGGCTTTGCACTACAAGAATATAAAATGAAACAGTTATGCATGATAGAATCAAGCAACGCATGGACTGAAACTTATTACAAAGAAACAGCAGCAGATTTAACAAAAACTACAACTACCGGAATAACTGGAACAAGTTTAGGTGGAGTCCCAAGACTAGCAAAATTCCCGTATGGTGAAGTGAGCTGGACAAAAACAAGCGGTAGAAATGTAAAACATGCAATGGAAGGAGTAATTTCATGGGAAGACGCAAAAACTAATAACGTTCCTATGATCGCTAGAACTTTATTAAGAATCGCTAGAGCGGTAGCTAAAAGCGTGGACACAGTTATAGCAGCTTCTATAGTAGATAATGCAGGAAACACCCAGGCAGCTAACGCAACTTGGGACAATGCAACAATAGCAGACAGAGATCCTATCCAAGACATTTTAAATGCAAAATCTTTGATAGCAATAGATAACTACAACCCAGATAAAAACGGTTTCTTAACAGTAAACCCGGCAGACTTTGCTAACCTTTTAGGTAATGCAAACATAAGAAACGCTGGCCAGTTTTACACTGACAGCGTAACAAGGAACGGAGTTGTAGGTAAATTACTAGGCTTAACTGTAATAAATACAAACTCCGTAACAGTAGGAGGCGCTCAAGTAGTTATCGGTAAAGAAGCATGTACATGGAAAAGTGTAGTAGGCTTAACGGTTAAAACTATTGAAGATCCTGGAATAAAATATACTATTAGAGCATGGGAAGTAGGACAAATCCAAGTAGTAAACGAGGACGCAATCTGTAAAATAACTGGTATATAAATATGTCAGAAACAAACAGACGAAAAATGTACGAACAATGCTTAAAAGGTTATGGCGAAATGCCTCCTTCATTAGAATATGAATTCGGCACTAAAGAAGAACCGGAACCAATAAAACTAGAACCAAAAAAGAAAAAGAAGGTGAAAAAATAAATGGCAGGGGTAATACAAGAAGACGCAATAATAACCAAAGAGCTAAAAGTAGGTAGCAATTCAGACTCAAAAAAATTAGAAATAAATGCAACAAATGGAACCTCTGAAGTAGTAAGTATTAAAAATGATGGTACTGGTAACAGTTTATTCATTGACCATAATGGAGCTGTTGGAGTGGGAATAAATGTGGCTTCTGATTCAGATGATAATATAATAAGTTTTGCTAATAGTTTTAATGGAACAAATACTGTAATTACTAATTTAGGTTATGGAAAAGGGTCTTTAGGAAGTAATTGGTTTTTTAGAAATTTAGCAAGTGATATAACAGCAGGACCAGTTGTATTAATTGAGCAAGATAACGCAGGAGATGACCAAGTAGCTTTAAAAATTCAACAAGACGGCGACAACTCCGGTATATTAATAACAACAACCACGGCAAAAGCCGCGCCTCTTGAACTTACACCTCAAGCAGCCCCACCCGCAACAGCTAGGGAAGGGATGATTTATATGGACACTGACCATCATTTATATGTTCATAATGGAACTACATGGGTACAACTAGATAATTAAGAACTAAGAAAATGAAACTCTCGCAAGCATTCAATACACCACGTCGTGCTAGAGCTACCCCCCTAGGTAGCGCTGGTTACGATAACGCTAGAGAAAACATAGATCCACAGATTAAAACTAAAACAGTTTCTACTAGTCAAGGTACTATTCAACAAGTCCCAGTAAATAACAATGA